AAGTCAATACCATTAGATTTAATAAATTATGAAAGGTTACAAGAAGTTTAAAGAAATATTTTACTATTCAGATAGTGAGCCAAACGAAGTCCTGATCGCTTTGTGTCATATCATCTGTCTACCAGCTTCTTTGATTATGGAATTTCACACACCAAATTGGTGGTTATTATTTGTGGGTATTTTTTCAGGTGCTTTTCAGTTGTATGCAGTATTGTTTAATTGCAAGTTAAAGATGCGATTGATAGCAGTACAGGTAGCGTGTTTAATTGCCTTTAGCACTTGTATAAACCTAATGATGGCTGGACTTATGAAGGGCAGTAGAACAGGGTGGTTTTTAATCTTTATTTTTGCAGTATGGAACTGCATTCGTGTGTTTCGTGAAATGATAGAAAAGAATGGATAATATAACACAAATCATAGCTACAATCGCTGGTGTCCTTACATCAGGTGCGATATGGAAATACTTAGAAAATAGAATGAAAACCAAAGCACAAGAACGCAAAGAAAGAATAGCAAATGATGATGGTGTGTTGTACAGAGATGATCTTAAATCAAGGGTAAAGAATCTTGAAACCTTACTTGCCAATAGTGCCGATGAAAAAGAAGAACTACGGACACAGGTATTGAATCTTACTGCCGAAGTAAACGCACTTCGAGTTAAGGTGGAATTTTTAGAAAAAGAAAACCAAAGACTAAAGGGATGAAATATAGACTAAGACAATCAGGGGAACTAAATAGAAGGGTTGAAGTCAAACGTGCTTCATCTTCAAGGGATAGTCTTGGTGGTCTTGTGCAAACCTTATCAACTATTTCAACGAGATGGGCAGACATACGAGAAAAGATGGTGAACTATAATGGGGATAATGGGATTGAGTTTCTGAAAGCGTTTGAGGTGTATATGAGGAATGGAGATGTAAAGATGGGTGATGTTTTGACCTTTGATAGCAGAAACCACGTTATAACACAGATAGAAGATATAGATAAACATTCAATAAAATGCCTTTGCCAAAGTCGTGATTAGTATAGATGTTACCAGCAAAAAGGTAAGAAAGATACTTAAGAAAGTAGAAAAAGATGAAACAAGAAAGGCAAGGACAAACCTTAAAGCAGCTTTGGTGGTTGGTGCTGGTCGTGCTGCTAAAAAAGCACCTGCTGATACAGGAAGATTAAGGCAATCTATTGATAGTCGTATTACGGACACAAAAGGACTTGATGGAGAAATATTTACAGGTGTAGAATATGCTAAATTTCAAAACAATGGATTTTACCACAAGACCGCTAAAAAGGAAATAAAAGGTAAAAGATTTATGGAAAAGGGCATAAGGTATGCTCAACAAGTCTTCATCAAACTTATGAAAATGTAGTATATTTGCAAAAGTATGGCAAAGATAAACGCAACCGATTATTTACTTTACATTGATGGCAATAGTGTAGGTAGCTTACAAAGTATTTCTATCTCTATCAATAACGAGATTATTGACACAACCACAAAAGATTCAGGTGGATTTGAAGAACACATCGCTGGTGGTGGTTTAAGAGGTGCTGAAATATCCTTCAACGGATTGGAAGACCCCACCAACGACTTAGACATTGAAGCACTTTACACAGAGATTTCAGGCAGAACAGGTTTTGATTTTAGGATTTCAACTACCGATACTGCTAAATACCAATGGACAGGTAATGGCACATTGACTTCTTTGGAACAAGAGTACCCAACAGAAGATGCAGTAACGTATTCAGGAACTATCAAAGTAAACGGAACACTTACACGAGAACTTACCACATAATAGATGAACGTAGTAAACCTTGAGATACAAAACAAGGTTATCACTTGCAAGTTCGGTATATTGGCATTCAAGCATTATTGCGATGACCAAAAGATAGGATTGAGTGAATTGGGTGATAACTTAGCCAAGCGTGAAGTGTTTGGTGTTGGTGATTTAATTTACTTTGGATATGTAGCTAACTGTAATTTAAATGGTCATCCTGTTGAGTTTACAAAGGCAGAAGCTACGGAATGGCTTACAGACTTAGATGAAAAGCAACTTGTTGAAGTAAACAAAGCCATACTTGATGTTAAGATATTTGGCAAGAACTTGGATGGATCTAAGTCTGATAAAAAAAAATAACATTCCAAGAGTTGTATGAGCAAGGGATAAAAGCTGGTTTAACAATAGACAAAATTGGAGGGATGACTATAAATGAGTTGTCCCTTTTTTGTTTAGGGTTAGAAGAAAGGGAACGTGAAGAATACAAACGCACACAATATATTATGTGGGCAAGTATTCAGCCACATAGTAAAAAAAGGATAAGACCTGATAGTTTGTTAGGTATCAAAACTTTTGAATATAAACCAATGTCAAAAGAACGATATTTGCAAATGAAGGAGAAAATAGAAAGTACAAAATCATTTAAAGAATGGCAAAAACACTACAAGAAGAATTAATAGTCAAGATAAGTGCTGATGTAAGCGAACTATCAAAAAAGATTGACCAAGCCAATAATAAGGTGGGTGGCTTTGCTAAAAGTGCTAAAAAACTTGGTGGTGTTATGGCTGGTGCTTTGGCAGTAGATAGGATTGTAGATTTTGGCAAACAAGCAGTATTGATGGCGAGTGATACTGAAGAATCTATCAATAAAGTCGAAGTTGCCTTTGGTGATTCAGCACAAGCAGTTAAAGACTTTGCTGAAACATCATTAAAAGCATTTGGAATTTCAAAGCAAGAAGCACTTGATACTTCAGCATTGTTTGGCGATATGGCTACTTCAATGGGTTTAAGTCGTGATGAAGCATCTGATATGGCAACTACCTTAACAGGTTTAGCTGGTGATTTAGCATCGTTTAAAAATATACAAGTAGATGTAGCAAGGACAGGCTTAGCTGGGGTATTTACAGGGGAAACAGAGTCATTGAAACAATTAGGTATAGTTATGACAGAAGTAAACTTAGAGCAGTTTGCTTTTGAGCAAGGCATAACAAAATCAATCAAGCAAATGACCCAAGCCGAAAAAGTGCAATTACGATATAATTTCGTAATGGAAAAAACCAAAAATGCACAAGGTGATTTCAACAGAACAAGTGAGGGTACTGCAAACCAATTAAGAATAGCACAAGAAGGATTTAAGGAGTTGTCAGCATTGATAGGTCAAAGGATGTTGCCTTTTGTGAATAACTTGGTGCACAGCTACAATAGATCAATGGGCAGCATGCAGGGAGTGGTGCAGGAACAAAAAAGCCAAGCACAAGTATTTAGGGAACAAGCAAGCGAAAGTGAATATCTATTCAATACACTACAAGAACTAAACAACAGGTTAAATACTGCTGAAAAAGGCACAGAAGATTACAATGCTATTGCTACTGCTAAGAAAGATTTAATAAACGAAATCAACACAACGTATGGTGAATACTTACCAAACTTGTTAGATGAGAAAAGCAGTTTAGACCAAATAGAAGCAAGTGCAAAAGCAGTAAATGACCAGCTATTAAAAAGATCTATGTTGGTAGCTTTTCAAGAAAAAATTGCAAAAGCAGTAAAAGCAGAAATAGAAGCAAGGGAAGGGTTAGCAAACGCAAATAGAGAATTAGCCAATATAGAAGCAAACAGGATGCAAAATAGCATCAATTTGTCTAAAGAAGAACAAGAGCAGAATGAGAAAATGGCTGATCTTTTTGCAAGTGCAAACCAAAGTAGAATAGAAGAAGCACAAGAAAGTCAAAAAGAAATTACTGCAACGTATGAGCAATTAGCAAAAGACTTTGGCACTACACTAACAGATATGAAAAACGAGTTTGGCTCTTTCGATAAAAAGATAGTAGATGGCTCAAAAACATACGGAGAAAGTGTAAAATTATCACGAGAAGAAATAAAGAAACTTGCAAAAGAACGTGAAAAGTTAGCGAATGCACCTATGCCATCTTTCACTATTGACAGAGAAAGTGAAGATGATTTAATTGATTATATGAAAAGGGTTTCAAATCTTTTTAAGCAATCAAGAGAACAAATAATTGAAGATGGGCAAATAGAAACAGGCGATATATTGCCTGACCTTGATATGGACATTGAAGATACAGGCGAGGCGTTTGAATTTTTGACTGAAGATGGTGTGTCTGTATTTGCTCAAAGAGCAGAAAAAATGAAAGAAATATCACAAGTGTTATCACAATCCGTTGGTGATCTATTTAGTCAAATGGCAAATAGCATTGTGGACAATTTGAATTTAGCTGATAGTGGTTTTCAAGGATTTGTTAAAAACTTAATTCCTACAATAACCAAATTGATAACTATGATGTTGGCACAATCACAAGCACAATCTATTGCTGGTGCTACTTCTTCAGGTACTGCCACAGGACCAGCAGCAGTAGTTACCACACCAGCTTTTATTGCTACGGCATTGGCTGGGGTTATTAGTGCATTTGCAACCATACCTAAATTTGCTTTAGGTGGTATTGTGGGTGGATCGTCTTTTCAAGGTGATAATATATTGGCAAGGGTTAATAGTGGAGAAATGATATTAAACAAAGCACAACAAGGCAGATTATTTGCAATGATCAACAATTCAAATATGGGTGCATCAGTTGGCTGTGGTGGAAGGTTAACAGGTGAGGATATATTCTTTAGCCAAGAAAGAAGCACAAACAGGTTAAGTAGATACAGATGAGTTTAGTAACAAGGGCAACAATAGAGGGTAGTGATAAAAAAAGCACAGATCAAAATGATGCTAAATATCGTATTAAAAAAAAAAAAAAAAGAAAAGCGTTTATCAGTAGATGGACTACTAATGTAGGTTCAGGTGGCTCAAATACTGACCAAGTACAACTGCCATTGATTAATGA